AAGGTCGTGATTTGATTATTGAATTATCAAAATCTAAAACAGGTAATGGTAAGGAATATACAACAGTACAAACTATTATGTATGATGATCCAACGCCTGTTCACGATGAGGCAGATCAAGCAAAAGCTTGGGTTAATGATGAGTTAACTTGGTTAGATGTTTATTCTAAGAAACCTGTTGAGTATCTTGAAGCGATTGCAAGAGGAGAATCTCCACGTTGGGATAGTGAAAAAGGTGGTTACGTATATGGTAACGACGAAGAAGTTACAACATCAATTGGAGGTGTAAAATCACCTATCATTGATATACAGGCTGACGACGAACCAGATGGTGATTTACCATTTTAATTTATAACGGGTGGGATTTTATTCCCACCCTTAATTTTTATTATATGACATTCAAAGAAGAAATTGACTTACAATTAAGAGACAATAGAGTATTGTCTTATGAACTGTTGAGTGAATTAGAAAACAAGAATTACTTTTCAGGTAGAGGTAAACAAATTGGTGATACAATCTTATTCGGAATGTTAAAAAGTGAAACTGAGGACGGACAAACAAATTTTACTTTAGTGACATTCCACAAAGAAGAGATTGGTGTGATATATGAAGAAGATCATTCGTTCTACATTACAACAAAAGAAAGTAGATTACCAAACATTAAAAAAATAGAAAATGGCGGGAATTAAGAAAAAAGAAAGTGGAGGATTTAAAGATAAGTTCTCAACAAAAACAAAATATAAAGAAACTAACTACTATTTTTGTGGTGATGCTTTCTTAAGTGCTAGTGGATTACCGGGTCCTGTTATGGGAGGTATTAATATGTTCTTGGGACACAGTAATAGTTCTAAGACAACCGCAATGATTTTGGCAGCGGCAGATGCTCAAAAGAAGGGACACTTACCTGTTTTTATTATTACCGAAAAGAAATGGAGTTGGGAACACGCAGTTGAATTAGGTTTGGATGCCAAGAAGAACTCCGACGGAGAGTGGGATGGTGACTTCATCTTTAACGATGGTTTTGATTATATCGAACAAGTCACTGATTTCATTAATGAAGTATTGGATGCTCAAGAGAAAGGTGAGATTCAACAATCAATCTTATTCCTTTGGGACTCGGTGGGTTCAATCCCTTGTAAGATGACTTTCGATGGTAAAGGTGGTAAACAACATAATGCAGCAACACTTGCAGACAAGATTGGTATGGGAGTTCACTCAAGAATTTCTAAGTCTAAGAAAGAAGACTATCCGTATTATAATACTTTGGTTGTTGTAAATCAGCCATGGGTTGCTCTTCCTGACAATCCATTCGGACAACCAACAATTAAGGCTAAAGGTGGAGAGGCTCTATGGCTGGCATCTTCGTTAGTATTCTTGTTCGGTAATCAAGCAAGTGCGGGTATTAACCACATTACAGCAACTAAGGCGGGAAGAACCGTAAGATATGCAATCAGAACTAAGATTTCAATATTGAAGAACCACGTAAATGGTTTGGGTTATAATGACGGAAAGTTAATTGCAGTACCTCAAGGGTATATTGAAGATACTAAAGAAGCTTTAGAAGCTTATAAGAAAGAGTATTCTCAATATTGGAATGGTATCTTATCAGGAACTGGTGAGATTACTTTGGAAGAAACCACTGATGATATTAGTGAGTAATATATTTTTTAACATTTAAATAAGACATGTGTCTAAAACTTTATTGGTAGATGGTGATAACCTTTTTAAAATTGGTTTTCACGGTGCTAAGGATCTCTTTAACGACGGTTCTCATGTTGGTGGGGTATATCACTTCATAAACACATTGCGTCGATTTTTGGAGGAATATAATTTAGACAAGGTGGTTGTCTTTTGGGATGGTGATTCAAACTCATCCGCACGAAAATTAATTTATCCACAATATAAGGCTAACCGTAGAGTGAATATGAATGAATTCAAATACGAGTCTTATCTACAACAAAAAAACAGAGTAAAACAATATCTTGAAGAAGTGTTTGTTAGGCAAGTAGAAATGGTTAACAACGAAGCGGATGATCTGATTGCATTTTATTGTCAGGTTGCTCGTGACGAGATCATTACAATATTTTCATCTGACAAAGATTTAACTCAACTAATTGCACCAAACGTTTCAATTTTTTCTCCAATACATAAAATGATATTGAAGTATGGGGATAAGATTAAATTCAAAGATATTTCAGTTCCCCACGAGAATGTATTGGTATGTAAAATACTAATGGGTGATAAGTCAGACAACATTGAAGGTATCAAATCTTTAGGTGAAAAAACATTGGCAACTTTGTTCCCACAATTGCTGAAAAAAACCTGCACTATCGAAGAAATATTAGATTATGCACGAAATATCCCGCAAGAAAAACCTGTAAAAGTTATATCAAATATTTTGACAGGCAAGACAAAAAGTGGTATACTTGGAGAAGAATACTATCAAATAAACAAAAAGATAGTTGACCTTAGTGAACCACTGATCACCGACGATGGAAAGGAATTAGTAGAATCCATCTACAGTGAGCACTTAGACCCTACAGACAGAGGATATAAAAATCTGATGAAATACATGATGGAGGACGGATTATTCAAATACCTACCTAAAAACGACGAAGCGTGGGTGAATTTTTTGAAACCATTTATGAAACTAACAAGAAAAGAAAAACGAAAATTTAAAAACTAAACAAAATGAGAGAACAAGATCAAGTTAAGATGGAATTCCTTTTGACACTAAACGATAACATCGTGGTTCAAAGATTCTTCAACGTGAGAGGGTACAACCCTAAGGCTAGAGTAGCCACAGACCTTTATGAGTATATCTTTGATGTAAAAGAGACTCTTCATCATTATTTGAAAATGAAGACAGTTGTTTATTTGTTAGACAACAAAGATGCGATTGCACATGATCCAAAAATTATGGATACATCATTCACTGATGGTCCTGAGAATTTCCACATCTATGTTAAGATTGGTGATGAGACAATTTGTCATAGAATTTTTGACGCAAAACTTTATCCGCCGAAAGTTCGTTATACGGTTGACGTACGACCATTTTTGAAAGATGTCCTTTCTAATTTGACTGACATTTTTTCACGTCGTCAATTAAATCACGAATATTGTGGACTTGAGTTGGCTTAATGAGTATTTATAAATCTAAGGGGTAGAGAGAAACATATGCAGAAAAATTTTGATTATTTAGGTAACACATTCCAGATCCAATTATTGAATCAAATTGTGGTAGATAAGGACTTTGCCCACACCATTGTTGATGTGTTAGAAATCAATTATTTTGATAATAAGTACTTTAAGATCATTGCACAAATGATTAAAGAGTACTTCACAAAATATCAATCAACGCCCACATTTGATACTCTTGATCAAGTAGCCAAATCAGAAATCAGTAATGAGATGGCTTGTAAGATTGTTTTAGATACTTTGAAACAAATCAAAGATGCACCATTCGATGGTAGTATATTTGTACAAGAAAAAGCGTTGAAATTCTGTAAGCAACAAGAGCTTCAGAAAGCAATGAAACAAGCCCAAAAAATTATTGATGAGGGAGACTTCGAATCTTATGATAAGGTTGAAGAATTGGTGAGAGAAGCAATTCAAGTTGGGGAAAGAGACATGGGTACTGGAGATGTCTTTGAAAACTTGGAAGTCGTATTAGATGACGACTTTAGATCTCCGATACCAATGGGTATTAAGGGTATTGATAATCTCCTCAAGGGTGGATTAGCAAAGGGAGAGATTGGGGTTATATTGGCACCTACAGGTGTTGGTAAGACAACAATCTTGAGTAAGATAGCAAACACAGCGTTTAACATGGGTTTCAATGTACTTCAAATATTTTTTGAAGATAACCCTAAGATTATACAGAGAAAACATTTCACAATGTGGACGGGTATTGAACCAGATAATTTGGTTCTCCACAAAGAGAAAGTATTTGAAAAAATACATGAGATACAGAATTCGATGCAGAATAAATTAATTCTAAAGAAACTACCTTCTGATTCTCTAACAATGTTACAAATCAAAAACCAATTACGTAAGATGATTGCGGATGGTAATAAAATTGATTTGGTTGTTTTGGATTACATTGATTGCGTAATGCCTGAAAAAGCATTAGGTGATGAGTGGAAGAGTGAGGGTTCTGTAATGAGACACTTCGAAGCGATGTGTCATGAATTAGGTTTGGTTGGTTGGACAGCCACACAAGGTAATAGATCTTCAATATCATCTGAAGTTGTAACAACGGATCAGATGGGTGGATCTATTAAGAAAGCCCAAGTCGGTCACGTAATCATCTCGGTGGCCAAAACACTCCAACAAAAAGAATTAAACTTGGCTACAATAGCTATTACAAAATCACGTATCGGTAAAGATGGTGTTGTGTTCGAGAACTGTAAGTTCAACAACGAATTACTTGAAATTGATACTGAAACGTCTGTAACATTCTTAGGGTTCGAAGAGCAACAAGAACAAAAGAAAAGTGACAGAGTCAAAGAACTATTGGAGAAAAGAAAACAAAGAGAACAACAAACAAAACAAGGGATTTAAATATCCTCTTGTTTGAAAAAAAATTTAAAAAAAACAAAGATTTTTTTATTGAAAACTTGGGCGTAAGGTCTGCGGACCTATATTTATCATTTAAAATCCCCGATTTTTTAATAAATTTAAAAGTAAAAAAAAATTACAAAAACATGGACATTTCAAATCGAATTCTATCGGACATTACAGTATACATGAAGTATGCGAAGTATATCCCAGAATTGAAAAGAAGAGAGACTTGGCAAGAGCTCGTAACAAGAAACATGGAAATGCATATCAAAAAATTTCCACAATTAGAACAAGAAATCCGTGAGAACTACATGTATGTTTACAAGAAACAAGTTCTCCCTTCAATGAGATCAATGCAATTCGCAGGAAAGCCAATTGAAATATCACCTAACAGAATTTACAACTGTGCGTTTGCACCTGTGGATGATTGGAGAGTATTCTCTGAAATCATGTTCCTTCTATTAGGTGGAACAGGGGTTGGTTATTCAGTTCAAAAACATCACGTTGATGTTCTTCCTGAAATCAGAAAACCAAACAAAGAGAGAGGTAGAAGATGGTTAGTTGCGGATTCTATTGAAGGATGGGCAGATGCCGTTAAAGTATTGGTTAAGTCTTATTTCTTTGGTGGTTCAAAGATTGAATTTGATTTCTCAGACATCAGACCTAAAGGAGCACGTCTTGTGACTTCAGGTGGTAAAGCACCGGGTCCTCAACCACTAAAAGAGTGTCTTATCAAATTGGAAGGAATCCTTGATTCAAAAAATGATGGGGATAAATTAAGACCAATTGAAGTTCATGATATGGTATGTCATATTGCAGATGCAGTATTGGCGGGTGGTATCAGAAGAGCGGCACTTATTTCATTATTCTCAGCATCAGATGATGAGATGATTGGATGTAAGAGTGGAGCTTGGTGGGAAACAAATCCACAAAGAGGTAGAGCGAATAACTCTGTAACTCTCATAAGACATAAGATTGATAAAGAATACTTTATGGATCTATGGAAAAGAATTGAGGCGAGTGGATCAGGTGAACCTGGTATCTACTTATCAAACGATAAAGATTGGGGAACAAACCCTTGTTGTGAAATTGCACTTAGACCATTCCAATTCTGTAACCTTACAGAAGTGAACGTATCTAACGTTGTATCACAAGAAGACTACGAATCAAGAGTAAAGGCGGCGGCGTTCATCGGAACACTTCAAGCAGGATACACTGACTTCCACTATCTAAGACCAGTATGGCAAAGAACGACTGAGAAAGATGCATTAGTTGGAATCTCAATGACAGGTATCGGATCAGGTGCTGTTCTTGGATTAAACATGAAGGCAGCTGCTAAGGTTGTTAAAGAAGAAAACGAAAGAGTTGCGAGTATATTAGAAATCAACAAAGCGGCAAGATGTACTACGGTTAAACCAGCAGGAACTACATCATTAACTCTTGGTACATCATCGGGCATTCACGCTTGGCATAATGAATATTATATCAGAAGAGTTAGAGTAGGTAAGAATGAATCAATATATGCTTACTTAAAAGAAAATCATCCTGAATTAGTTGAAGATGAATACTTTAGACCACATGACACAGCTGTTATCGGTATTCCACAAAGAGCTCCTGAAGGATCAATACTTAGAAACGAATCTCCAATTCAATTATTAGAGAGAGTAAAAAAAGTACATCTCGAGTGGGTTAAAGGTGGACACAGAACAGGAAGTAACACTCACAACGTATCTGCTACAATATCAATCAGAGAACACGAGTGGCCTGCAGTTGGAGAGTGGATGTGGGAAAACAGAGACCATTACAATGGGCTTTCAGTTTTACCTTACGATGGAGGAACTTATATTCAAGCACCATTCGAAGATTGTACAGAAGAAAAATATGAAGAGTTGATGGAAACTCTTAAAGACGTTGACCTTTCAAAAATTGTAGAGATTGACGATAACACAGATCTATCAGGTGAAGTTGCTTGTGCTGGTGGAGCTTGTGAAATAGTAATGGCGTAATGGAAAATACAAATAACGTAAATCAAGGGGAGAAGCCAAAACTTCTCCCTTCTGATTTTTATGAAGAAAACGGAAGAAAAGTTATGACCGAACAATATCATATTCGTAGAGGGTATTGTTGTGGTAATGGTTGTAGACATTGTCCTTATATTCCTAAGGCGGTAAAAGGAAATACTACTTTAATTGAAAAATAATCCAAGTATATTTATAACATATGGGTGACGGTACAACATATGGTATAAATTTTCCATTTAGAAATTCTTTAACAGGAGACTATTTGGAATTGACTAATACTGCAAACCAAGAAATCAGAGCGGATTTAATTAATCTTCTTTTAACAAGAAAGGGGTCAAGATATTTCTTACCTGACTTTGGAACAAGATTATATGAATTCATATTTGAACCAATGGATGGTTTAACATTTGATGCTATCGAATCTGATATAAGAGCAAACGTAGAAAAATATATTCCAAATCTTTTGTTAGATAAAATAACAATTGAACCACTAGACCCAACAGAGGAAGCAACTGACGAATTTGCTTCTGTCGATCAACCCTCACCTGTTTATAGATATCCAGGGAAAGGAACTGCAGAATACACTGCAAAAGTAAAAATTGAATATTCTGTTCAAGATAGTACTTTCGCGACAAGTGATTTTGTAATAATCAATATTTAAGATAAATGGCTAATCGTAAGATATCATATACAACCAGAGACTTCGAGGGAATAAGATCCGAACTTATACAGTACGTTCGTACTTACTATCCTGAACTAATTCAAAACTTCAACGACGCTTCGGTGTTCTCAGTATTTTTGGATTTAAATGCTGCGGTGGCCGACAACTTACATTATCACATTGATAGAAGTATACAGGAAACTGTGTTACAATACGCACAACAAAGATCTTCTGTCTACAACATTGCCAGAACATACGGATTGAAACTACCAGGACAAAGACCATCCGTAGCTCTTGTTGATTTTTCAATAACAGTTCCAGCCTTTGGAGATAAAGAAGATGAAAGATATTTGGGACAACTTAGAAGAGGTTCTCAAGTTTTAGGTGCAGGACAAGTTTTTGAAAACGTTGAAGATATTGATTTTGCTTCACCATATAATTCACAAGGATTTCCAAATAGATTAAAGGTGCCAAACTTCGATTCAAGTAATCGATTGGTAAACTATACAATTACAAAGAGAGAGGTTGTTGTTAATGGATTAACTAAAGTTTTCAAAAGAGTTATAAGTCCAAGTGATGTAAGACCATTCTTAGAAATATTCCTACCTGAAAAAAACGTTTTAGGTGTTACAAGTGTTTTATTAAAAGATGGTACAAGTTACACAACAGTACCAACGGTTAATGAATTCTTAGGATTACAAAACAGATGGTATGAAGTTGACGCTTTAGCTGAAGATAGAATATTCATTGAAGACCCAACAAAAGTATCGGATCAGCCAGGTATTAAAGTAGGTAGATATATTCAAACACAAGATAGATTCATTACTGAATATACACCTGAAGGATTTTTGAAAATGACTTTTGGTGGAGGAACAAACACATCACAAGATGCTTTAGACCAATTCACAACCCTTGGAGTTCCTTTGAACTTACAATTGTATCAAAACAACATGTCATTAGGATCTGCCTTAAGAGCTAACACAACATTGTTCATTCAATATAGAACGGGTGGAGGATTATCAACTAACTTAGGAACTAATGTAATTAATCAAATCGGTACAGTTACATTCTTCGTTAACGGTCCTTCTGAAAATATTAACCAACAAGTTGTTGGATCTTTAAGATGTAATAACGTGACGGCAGCAATTGGTGGGGCGGGACAACCAACAGTAGAAGAAACAAGAAACTATGTTGCTTTTAACTTCTCATCACAAAATAGAGCGGTGACAGTTAATGACTACGAAGCTATTATTAGAAAGATGCCATCTCAGTTTGGTGCACCTGCAAAAGTTGCGATAACTGAAAACAACAATAAGATTCAAGTTCAAATTTTATCATATGATACTTCAGGTAACTTAACATCAATAGTGTCAAACACTTTGAAACAAAACTTGGCAAATTATTTATCAAACTATAGAATGATGAATGACTATGTTTCAATCGAAACTGCTGAAGTTATTGATCTTAGTTTTGAAGTTTCAGTTGTATTAGATGCAACACAGAACCAAGGACAAGTTATTACAAATATTATCAATAAGTTGACAACATTCATGAATCCACAAACAAGACAACTTGGACAGAACATTTATTTGTCCGAATTGAATAGTTTGATTCAAGATGAAAACGGAGTTATTACTGTTACAGGTATTAATGTATTCAATGAAGTTGGAGGACAATATTCATCATTCCAAACATCAATGGCTTATTCTGATGACGTTACAAAACAAATCAGACCTGTTGATGACACAATATTTGCACAACCAAATCAAGTTTACCAAATCAGATATCCTCAGAAAGATATTAAGGTAAGAGTTAAGAACTTCCAGAACGTTCAGTTCTCTTAAGTTTATTTACAATTTTATTAGGTTATTATTAAATTGTACGCCCATTTACATTTCCTTAGAAAATGGGGGTTAAACTATTTATCAAAAAAGAGATGAATGACCAATTCTTACAGAATTAAAACACAAGTAGGGTCTGACCAAACAATAAATGTACAGATAGATCAAGAGTTCGACTTCTTAGAGATTCTATCTTTGAAGATTCAAAGTGATGATATCTACACAAGAAACTGTGCAGACTATGGTGTTATTGTTGGTCGTGTTACCGCTAACGGAGGATTCGGATTACCAAATGTAAGAGTATCTGTTTTTGTACCTTTAGAACAAGAAGATGAGAATAACGAAATTATCTCAACACTTTATCCTTACAAATCAACTAATGACAAGAATGAAGATGGGTATAGATACAATCTATTACCATATGAAAAATCTTATTCAAAACACGCCGCAACAGGGACATTCCCTTCAAGAAATGATGCTTTAACAAATCCAACAGTCGTTACTGTTTATGACAAATACTATAAGTTTACAGTAAAGACTAATGATAGTGGTGACTACATGATCATGGGGGTCCCATTAGGAGACCAAACAGTGTTCATGGATTGTGATTTATCTGATATAGGTGAGTTTAGTTTGACTCCACAAGACTTGATAAGAATGGGAATTGCAACAGAAAGTCAACTATCGGGAAATAACTTTAAATCCTCACCCGACTTACAATCATTACCACAAATCGTTTCACTTCAAGCAAATATAAGTGTGTCACCGTTTTGGGGACAACCTGAAGTTTGTCAATTAGCAATCAATAGAGTCGACTTCGATTTAAGGGACGATGCAAACATTGATATCCAACCTACTGCGGTATTCATGGGATCCATAATTTCTGCAAGTGACAGAAGAGTTATAAGAAAGAATTGTAGACCATCGACCGAAGCTGGAAATATCTGTGACTTAGTTTCAGGACCAGGTGAAATTCTTGCGATTAGACAAACTATTGGACAAGATAGTAATGGTCGACCTGTATTGGAAGAATACGAATTTGATGGAGGTGCTAAAGTGATAGATGGAGATGGTACGTGGCTAGTAGATTTACCAATGAATTTGGATTACATCATAACCAATGAATTTGGTGAAAGAACAATATCCTTAGATCCGACTATCGGTGTACCAACAAAAGGTAAATATAGGTTCAAAGTTAAGTGGGAGCAATCTCCTGATATGGGTGAGCAAGTGAAAAGAGCATATTATCTTTTACCGAATGTGAGAGAATATGGTTGGAGTTCGGCTTCATTAGACCCATCAATTTTAACCTCAGCATCTACTTCATATCAACAATATCAAAAGTCCTACGCCTTTTCTTTGGATTGGAACGAATATGCTGATCCAACGACAGCGATTAGTTGTCAGGATACCTTTTATGAATTTGGATACAATAGAGTTTACACTCCATCACAATTCATTGACGGATATCATAATGGGTCAAACAGAGGAAGATTCATTGGAATAAAAGAAATATTAGATTCAACTTGTGACTCGACAAATAATAAGTTTCCGACGAACGATGGGGTTAAGAATTTCGATTTGATTTTTATTCTTTTCAACTTCTTTTTTAGTTTTATAACGTTGTTACTTATACCATTAATGGTTGTGGTTCACATATTGGCATTCTTATGGCCGATATTGAAAATTTTAATCACTTTTGTTTATGGAACTTTAGCAACCTTTGTGTTTGTTTTATGTAAAATTGTTGATGCCATTCCATTTGTTAACATCAATTGTCCAAGACCACCATCGTTCAGAGATATTTTTAATTCTTTAGGAGATCCTTTCAAGAATATTGCATTACCAACGATAACATATCCTGATTGTGAACTTTGTTCATGTACTAATGAAACACCTGAATCAAGTGCAAACGCTCAGGCGTTCGTTCAAGAATCTTTAAGAACGACATCTTTAACATTGTTGGCAGATTCACCAAATCCTGTTTCTTATGGTAATGTATTTGACGAACAATATTGTACTGATGATACTTGGTTCAAATATTATAATACAACTTATTTCACCTTAGAACAACAAGATATTTCATGTAGAAAACAAACTGTTGAAAATCCTGCGAGTGTATACCAAACAGATGTGCAGAGACTTATTGCGGGTAATAACCAAAATATTGTAGGACAAAGAACCCCTGCAACAATTTGGTTTGCGGAGAGACCAAGAGCTTCTTTCGATTTGACCTTGACTGAAAGACTTAATTTATTCAATCTTAAAAACCAATACTTTAATACTTCGGGAGGGTTCAACCAAGTTAGAACATATGTTGCATCAGATGTTGCCGCTAATGCAGGACAGTATCATTACGACAATACAGTAACAATTTTATGTGATCCTGTTGCATTGGAAAATTTTGTGACAGGAAGAGTGATGACATTCCAGAACCCATTCAATTCTTTGGATCCAAACGTGAATGGTGCTGAAACTAATTTCTCAGGATTTTCTTCATCAACAGGATATGCTAAGAACCTTAAGGCAATCACAGTGAATTATGCTAATCCTGATAGCCCTGATCAATTATTAACTCAACAATATATTGTCAATCAATCGGCGGATACAATACAAAACTGTTGGGTTTCCACAGTGACCGCGGAAACAGGGACACAATGGTATTACACCGATTGTGATGGTGTATATCATTCCGGAAACACATCAATAACAGGTACTGTATGTGTAAACGATTTATTACCTTATGAAGGAGTTGCAATAACAAGCGCGAGATGTCAGGAACCTAAGTTTTTAATGTATTCAAAGGTTAAGTCTGATTGTGAATATTTCCAAGTTATCACAGCGATGACTTATAGTAATTTTTCATCTTTGAATCCACCAGTTTTCACGGGACAAAGAAGTTTGAATGAAAGATATATTGCAGGTGCAATGTATTTGTGGGAAGAACATCACGTAAAAACAGGATTTTTAGGTCTTGGACGTGGAGCTAAAACTTGGCAACCAATGTATGCGACAAGACCATATTATGCAATTCCTGATAACAAGGAGATTTGTGTTGTTGTATTACAAAGAGGTGTCGATCCCAACAGCACAAGACAAACAACAACAGTAGATATATCAAGAATATGTGGACAACCATATGGAACAGTGCAAGTAACATCAAAATACAAGTTGAACATCCCAATACAACCAGGATTAGTACTACCAAGACATGACCAATATTCTACAAATGAAAGTAGCCCAATATTCTTTGACTCATATATTTTCCAACCAGGTACGAATTATTCAGGATATACGACAAACATGCCTTCATATTATTCGAGTTTGGATTCGACCAAAGTTGGGTCATTCCAAGTGAAACCTGGTAATACATATTCTATTTTAGATTCTACAAAGGTAACAGTGAATTCGGGAAGTAATGGGTCTTATTTGAAGGCTAATACTTCTGTGAATATATTTGGGATGTCACAATATCCAATAGTTAGTTCACAACCGAGGTTTAGTAATGTTGCTGCTTATTTAAATCCGAATAATGTCAATTGGTATACAGTATTCGGAAGATATTATACCGAAGTTTCACAGGGTAAAGAGATGGTGGGATATTGGAACGATGAATATGTTGAGGGAGGTGCGTACTTCTTTGCATCAGTTGGAGGAAGTGTTGAAGAAGGATTGGCTTCTTTAAGATATGATAGATTTGTTTATTTCTCACCTGTGTACTCAACTGCAACCACAATGTCTATGCAAGCTCAAACGCAAAAAATTGTTATGAGAACAGATAGACTCCCAACATCAACTTCACGATCAGGATATGAAAACAATAGTTATTTGTTACATCAAAATACTAATTTCAGTTTTTACTTTGTTAGTGATGAAGGTGCTGTTGAGTCTTATGACGATCAGGGTGCATCATTTTTAATTAACGAAGCGACAGAAAACTTAAGCCAGTATGAAGAACAATTTACATCAACCTTTACATGCCAAGGATTGGTACCATTACAATGTTATTCTGGTGATTCAGAATCATTCGGTGTTAAACCATCTACAGATGCTTGTTATAAGAAGGCGGTTGTTAAAGGAGGGTGTTATGTTTTTGTAAGTAGAGTGATATTGTCATTACCTAATGACTTCAAACAATTAGGTGAGTATAAAGCGAGAACTAGAGTAAACTTTGCGGCTTGTAGAGGGGTATTTGGACATACCTTTATCAATAACTGGGTCAATGGTGTATTATATCATTTCCCTTTTAGAAATTTAAGATTTTTTAAATCTCCTTTAGATCCTGTAGATCCTAATGGACCATATAATGAGTTCTGTAAGGATACAATTGTCTTACATGAAAAGACTAATAATTTTTATTATAGATCATCACCATACAATTCATCGAGTAAAACATTTGTTGGAAAACAAAGAACACCTTCACCGAGAAGAAGAAACGAAAAAGAAATTTTATTCCCAACTACAGTCATGGATATGGGACCAAGGGATGCTTTCACTCAAGAGATTTCGTTGAATGAAGAATTCTATGGATATAATATGACTAATATACCAACGACTACATTCCAAGACCCTGCTGAAATTTTGAATCTTTTTATCATATCGAGACAAGTTAATTCGAAGTGGTTAGGTAATCTTGTTGGATTAGGAGATGGATCAATTAATGCTTTCTTTACACGAAGTAAGTCAAAGATAGATGGAGACTATGCTCAAATGATTTCAATCAATTCAGAACTTGGTGTTCAAGAATTTAATTTTGAAGCATATAGTGCACAATCAGGATCAAGTACAAATAATCCATTCTTTGTTGGACAAGATAGAAGTGGTAATCCAGTGATTGGTGTTTTCTTTTCTTCTGATACCGTAACAAGAGACTTGGTTACTCCGAGAAGATTGATCAGAAACGACAATGCCACATATAACAGTGCAGTTTATGATTATTTACCTGTTAAAACACAAGAAGTTCCATTCTATTCTTGGCAAACAAGAGATAGTAATGCAATCTTTGGTACTGAAAATAATGATTGGAGAACAGGATCAATTCAGAAAAATCTATATCAGAAGTTAAATAGAACTGATATTACATCAAACTATTTTATGGGTGAAAATCCAAGAGCAGATTTCATGAAGGGATACATTTATAATAGAAGTAATGTTTTATTCGGACCTGGAACTACAAGTGAAGCTTATCAGTTCGAAGGAGATAAAAACACTGCCGATTCACCGAGTTACGATCCGGTTAATTTAAATTCTTATTTCACAGTTGGATTACCTTTCCATTTCTATTTTGGATTATCGAGAGGTAAGAGTGCGATGAATAGGTTTGTTAAAAAATATGTTGATTAATGGATAATACAATTATAGTACCAAGTAGATTAAGGTATAAGTCAGCACCAACTGTAAATCAACAAGTTAGTGTATCAGTAGATTCAAAAACAAATGAAATTACTGAGTATGATAGAATTGCCTCAGTCAATCTGGCAACATTATTTGATGACGAAAGACAGGCGTCAACTACATTTAGACCAACATTTAAAGTTGCTCCATTGTATGAGAATGCTTACACAGGGACGACAGAATATGTTCCGTTCTTAAACAACTTATATTATGTGGATGCAGAAAGATCTTTATTGAGCGGTATTTGGAAAGGATATCCTCAGTATTATGAGTTCGAGTTTTTCAGACCTAACATCTCTGATCAACACATTCCGTACGTTAGTAGAAGTGCCTACACTTATAATTGGACGTATTATTTAACTCTACCGGTAGAAAACAATTATACTCAACAATTGTTTTGGACAAATGGTACTGATGAAGTTAATTGGTTGGCAGGTGATGGAATACCGTTTATTGTCAATTTAAGGTCGTTTAACGGGACTGATTTCATTTCTTGTAAGTGTATTGCTGAACATAACTTACAGATCGGTGATTACGTTGAATTTAACTTTGGTTATGGTAATCAAAAATTATTCCAAGTTAACTTTTTGGGAGATGGCACGTTTGCGTCCGAAACATATATTTTTAATTTATTTAATGTGGGTTACACAGGAAACACCTTCACAAATAATAGAAAAGGAGTTTTCAAAAAGATATTAGACATATCCAATTCTGCTGAAACTAAATCAACGTATTATATCAAAATGCATAAAGTCATAACAAATGTTAATGACTTAGTTGTAACTAAAACAGGATTTGAAGAATTACCATTCTCTTCAAACAAGAAGTTTGAATTTTCATCTTTAACACCAAATAATATCTCGAGGATTTCTCAGAAGAACGCATCTCAAACATATACGTTTACAATGAATTATGATTTGGATATCAAAAATTTGTTGGATAATCAGAAGAGACCTTTGAATGAAATTTTCTTAACCATAATCAATAAGGGTTATTCGGGATACTTTAACAAACCAAACCAAGGTACCGGAGTAAAACAAGGATGGCAATTTAATATCACTCAACAAAATAATCTTTATTGGGATGAATCAAATCTTAAATCAAATACTAACATTGGGTTTTCATCATATACATTAACGAGCGGATCTACGGAAACTTTTTACTATAACTTAGATTTTAAGTCTGGAGATACTATCTGTGGTGATTGGTGTGAATGGAATAACGTTACTCAAACCGAAAGAATTATTTCGCCATATTATCAAAAAATAAAATATAACCAAGATGTGTTTAAATCTTCGGATGTACCGACGACTAACCCAAATGGTTATTATTATCAGCCTCACATAGGAATGAAGATAAGACAATTTTCAAACTATGTTGAAACAGGGTCAATTGAAAATGCGGATAATGTTCCGTTTTGGTCATATTACTCTAACAATTATAGAGAGTTTTTTTGGAGAGACCTTTACACTTATGGATTTATAGATGAGGTAGGTAATGGAGTGGATTATCCATTTGTGAACTCCGCACATTATCCATACATAAACAGTTTCTTTAGGGTTATACCTGAAGGAGCTCAATTCTCACCTATTCAAGGATTTAGTTTGAATACCGAGACACTTGTAACAAAACCAATTATAGATGAGTGTGAGTAAACAAATATTATTATCGGGAACAGTTAATAACCAAATCAATATACCAATCAATCTCGATTGGGAATATCTTGATGTTGAATCAGACATTATTGAGTTTCAGGATATGGCTATCGAGGAACTATTGAAGACTGATAAGGACTTTGAAACAACAAGATTTGTTCACAGTGTTTATGAAAATAGAACAGATATAAATTATGAATTCTATTTCTTCGAAGGAAATGGTTTGTCTAATCAAAACAATTGGAAGATAGACTATAGAGCAGAAGGATTCACAACACAAGAGATTTATTACTATACAAATCAATTCACAAATTCATTCTTTAAGTTAGACCTATACGATAGTCCAATTGAATCACAACAAAAAAACTACATAACGATTATATTACCCACACAACAAGGTGCGAGAATGTCAACACTAATGCAAAGCACTCAAGTTTTGATTAAAAAGCCACAATTTGTTTTAGATTATGTTGGGGATAAAGAAGGGTTCTTTATTTATTGGTTGAAAAAAAGAGACTTCCTTGACATCAGTAGATTTTACATGACAGCTAAGTTTTTTGACGGTAAGACAGGTCAGTTTGTTAGAATGATGAACAG